ATTATTATGGCTTGTGATCAAGTATCAAAAGGTAGAAAGCTACCGTGTCGCGACCAAAGGGGCGGCATTAAATATCTCGACTTTGCCGCGTTTGATGAATATGGATTCGTAGTCGCAAATGAGGCTGTTGCCACACTTCCTGTATCACTTACCGAAGTGTTCCGATATGAGGTGAAGTCCACGACAAACACGCTCACGGAAACGGCTACGGTAAGCGAGGACAACGGAACGACTGAAATCGTGGCGGCTTTGGCGGTGGTCTTGCAAAAGATGGATCCCGAAACACAGGTTCAGGTTCGCGCAATGATTTACGCACGTTCGATCGTGTTCGTTCACGACTACAACGGAAACGTTCACGTGTTGGGAATCGATTCGGGAGTTACCGGAACAACCGGAGTAAAACAAACGGGCGGTGCAGGCGGTGATCTTTCAGGCTACAACGTAACATTGCAGTCAAAAGATTCGGAGTACTCGCCTATGTTGGCTCCTTCGGCAATCACGGCGTTGAACGCGCTTGTGTCTGACGAAAACATCACTTACTAAGCGATTGGTTTTATATAGATTTGGTGAAAAGGCTCCTGCGTAAAGGGAGCCTTTTTTTAGTTACAAAAGGCACGGAGCGCGTTTATCAGTTATGAAAGTTTTCAAACCAGCGGACACGACACACGTTTTGAGCATTTACCCGCGTTTTTACGTATCGAACGTCGATTTATACATCCGTTACGAATTGAAGCCTGAAACAGCCTTTAAATCGGTTCCAACCACAACCGAAAACGGATATCTTGTCGGGGAGTTCACTTACACATTTGTCGAAGGCGGTTCCTACGAATTGGAAGTCTTCGATTCAGCAACCAAAAAACTACTATACAGGGGCAAGGCATACGCGACCGCGCAGACCGACCTTGAAAATTATAAACTCACCAAATGAGCGAAGAAGCAAAAAAACAAGGTTCGAGTGTGAAGATGCTCCACTTGTCGAAATACGTTCGGCCAGTAATCAAAGAAGATTCGAGTAAGTCCTGGGTTATGAACGGGCCGAAAAACTCGTTTTATCAATATCTTCTTGACCGTTACAACGGATCGCCGACGAACCGCGCAATTATTGACAGCTACACAAAATTCATTTACGGAAAGGGATTGATGTCAAAACAGCAGGCGAATAAGGCCATGCAGTTCGCGACAATCATGAAAGTGCTTTCCAAAAACGATTTAAGGGCGGTTTGCGCGGATTACTCGATATTCTCGGAGGCGGCTTTCGAAATCATTTACAAAGGCGGGAAAATCGTTGCTTTGAAGCACGTGCCTAAAAACATGGTTTTGCCGAGCAAGCTGAACGAGGACGGGAATATCGAATCATGGTGGTTCTCGCGTGACTTCAATCAACCTACGAAATTTGTTCCTGTTGAGTTCAGCGATTGGCACGATACCAAAAAGCGTGTCGACGGTTCTTACATCTACGTATTCAAGACGTACCAAGCGGGAAAAACATATTTCAACGATCCTGCTTATTTGGCGGGTTGTCCATATGCCGAACTTGAAGAAGAACTTGCGAATTATTGCGTAAATCACATCAAACGCGGCTTGTCGTTCGGCTACATTATCAACTTCAACAATGGAGTACCTGATGATGAAACCAAACGGGCGATAAAAAAGGAAATCGAAGAAGGTTTGTCGGGTAGTTCCAACGCCGGCGCTTTCGTTTTGGCGTTCAACGACAACAAAGACAATGCGGCAACGATCGAGGCGGTTCAAGTTTCCGACGCACACCGACAATACGAGTTCCTTTCGAGTGAAGCGACACAAAAAATCATGATCGCGCATTGCGTTACCTCTCCGATACTTTTCGGGATCAAAGACAACACGGGATTGGGAAATAACGCTAACGAAATGGAGGTCGCTTTCAATGAATTGACCGTAAACGTTATCAAACCAATGCAGGAAGTTTTGACCGATGGACTTATGGAAATTTTCGCGTCTGAAGGAATGAACATCGACCTTGACTTCATACCGTTGCGACCACTTGCGGCGGCGGCACAAAGCGCGACAGCAACTACGCTGTCAAAAGTAGAGGATGAGGCTACAGAAGTTGATGATATACTTGCAGACGAACTTATTTCGCTTGGAGAGGATATCGACGCAAACGAATGGGAGTGCATCGACGAACGCGAAGTTGACGGAGAACCTACATTGACCGAGACAAATTTACATCTATCCTGCGCGGCTTTGAAACTCGCTTATGTTCCAAGTAGTTTCCCCGAAAGAGATAGCGAACAGGACACACCTCTGTTCAAAATCCGATATCAATATTCGGGAAATCCGACACCACAGCGTTCTTTTTGCGTGAAGATGATGAACAGCGGCAAAGTATTCCGCAAAGAGGACATCGAAGCCGCAGGACGGAAAGCGGTGAATCCTGGACTTGGGCCATACGGTTCCGACACGTATCCGATTTGGTTATTCAAGGGCGGAAAATCATGCAAGCATTTCTGGATGCGTAAGATATTTTTGAAGAATGGTGATGAAGTTTCGCGTTCAAAGGTTCGTGAGATATTGAACAGTCTCGAACCGAAAGTTAGGCGCGAGAATGACATACAGGATAACGATTCACTTGTTGCAAAACGACCACACGATATGCCAAATCAAGGAGGGATTCAATAATGGCTGAGACACTACTTTTATCAGACAACGACCTAACCGAGAATACTTTTCTTGGAGGCAACATCGACGTTGACAAATACCGTCCGTGCATAGTCGATGCGCAGCTTTCAAAAGTGATCGAGATTTTGGGTGAAGATTTGTACGAGAAGATGAAAACGGATTTTCCCGTTTACACAGGACTTTACGAAACCATGTACGATGATTACCTTAAACCGATGTTGATTCGTCAGGCGGCTTGTGAGTACGTTTTAATCGGTGCCTACACGGTAGCGAACGGCGGGATTTTCAAATTCACTCCTACGAACGGAACGCCGGCCGAAAAGAACGAAGTCGATCAACTTGCGAACAACTTGCGCATCAAAGCTGAAATGTACGGCGAACGTCTTGAGAAATGGCTTTGTAAGTTCGGTTCGGGAATTCCTGAATACAATTGCGGATCCGACAACATCGTAAACCCAAGCCGAAACAATCAACAGGGCGGTTGGTTCATCGGGAACACAAACAGAAACCACTTTTAAGAATATGGCTGAGATCAAAGGGAAAGGTTCAGAGGAAACCAAAGAACTTATTCGAAAAGCAGAACTTTATTTAAAGAAACAACAAGACAATGAGTCAACAGATAATCAACGTCGGAACAGCACCGAACGACGGAACGGGTGACACGCTCCGTGCAAGTCAGCAGAAAGCCAACGAGAACTTCACGGAGTTGTACGCGGGTTTGGGAGTTGACAGCAGACCGAAAGTTGTTCTTTGGAACGGGAGCGCTACGATCGATGTTCCTGCGGGGATGTCTGCGGGGAAAATCACGAATCTTAACGACTTGGGCGCCGATGTCACTTATACGGTTGCGGGAACTGATGCAACGATAACAGGCGGCGCGGAATCGGGTCAAAAACTACTCATAACACCTTAAACTATGAAAACCAAAATATCAATTTTACTTCTGCTTTTGTCATTTGTCGGCTTCTCGCAATCTACTACGGTGGTTCGCGGGATTTTCACAAATAAGAATACGGGTACTGCTATGGTATCGGGCGCGTCTTTGGATTTGTCTGGAACAAATAATCAGGGCGCGATACTTCCACGAGGCACGACTACGAATCGAAATACGATAACGGTTGGCGCGGCTCAAAACGGTATGCTTTATTTCAACACGACCACGAACCTTTACGAGTTTTACGACCATCCTACTACGAGTTGGAAAGTTGTTGGCGGTTCTGGTTCAGTTCCAACTATAGACCAAGTTTTAGGTTCGGGTGATACTGCGGACGATAAGACATTGCGCATGAATGGATCGGGAGGTCAATATATTTTATTGGGCGGCGATGACGCTTTTGATATGTACGACACTTCAGGAAATGAATTGTTTTGGATAACAAGAGATGCTATTTCGGGAGGCGAAGAGGCTGTAATATACTGGTTTGACCCGGCAACAGGAAATTCACACGGACTGGCAGGATCAGGGATTTCCGCGAGTAACAGGCTACCCGCCGCAAGTGGAACACTCGCCGTTTCAGTTAACGGAACTGCGGCAGACGCGGCAGGAAATATTACGATTTCAACTGGAGGCACAATCGACCCCACTCCGACAGACGGAAGCACCAACGCCGTACAATCAAACGGTGTTTTCGATGCGCTTGCTACAAAAGAGCCCGTGCAATCGGGAACAGGATTTGTCCGTTCGGCATCGGGGACAAAAACTTACATCGGCGAAACAGGAAGCGGAAACGTCGTACTCGCCACATCACCGACGCTTGTAACTCCGAACCTCGGAACACCGTCAGCGGCAGTACTCACAAATGCCACAGGCTTGCCGCTTACAACTGGCGTAACGGCAACGCTCGGATTAGGTAACGGCGGGACGGGAATATCGAATCTTGGTGGTTCTCGCGTGACTTCAATCAGCCTACGAAATTTGTTCCTGTTGAGTTCAGCGATTGGCACGATACCAAAAAGCGTGTTGACGGTTCGTACATCTACGTTTTTAAGACATATCAGGCGGGAAAGCTGTACTTCAACGATCCTGCTTATTTGGCGGGTTGTCCGTATGCCGAACTTGAAGAAGAACTCGCGAATTATTGCGTAAATCATATCAAACGCGGTTTATCGTTCGGCTACATTATCAACTTCAACAATGGAGTTCCGGACGACGAAACCAAACGCGCAATAAAGAAGGAAATCGAGGAAGGCTTGTCGGGTAGTTCCAACGCCGGCGCTTTCGTTTTGGCATTCAACGACAACAAAGACAATGCGGCAACGATCGAAGCGGTTCAGGTTTCCGATGCACACCGACAATACGAGTTCCTTTCGAGTGAGGCGACACAAAAAATAATGATCGCGCATTGCGTTACCTCACCGATACTTTTCGGAATCAAAGACAACACAGGACTAGGCAATAACGCAAACGAAATGGAGGTTGCTTTCAACGAATTGACCGTAAACGTTATCAAACCTATGCAGGAAGTTCTGACCGATGGACTTATGGAAATATTTGCATCTGAAGGAATGAACATCGATCTTGACTTCATACCGTTGCGACCACTTGCGGCGGCGGCACAAAGCGCGACACCGACCACGCTAGCAAAAGTAGAGGATGAAGCCACAGAAGTTGACGATATGCTTGCAGACGAACTTATTTCGCTTGGAGAGGACATCGACGAAGCCGAATGGGAGTGTATCGACGAACGGGAAGTTGACGGAGAGCCGACATTGACCGAGACAACTTTACATTTATCCTGCGCGGCGTTGAAACTCGCCTATGTACCAAGCAGTTTCCCCGAAAGAGACAGCGAACAGGACACGCCTTTGTTCAAAATCCGATATCAATATTCAGGCAACCCGATACCACAGCGTTCATTTTGCGTGAAGATGATGAACAGCGGCAAAGTATTCCGAAAAGAGGACATCGAAGCCGCAGGACGTAAAGCCGTGAATCCTGGACTTGGGCCATACGGTTCCGACACGTATCCGATTTGGTTATTCAAGGGCGGAAAATCATGCAAGCATTTCTGGATGCGTAAGATATTTTTGAAGAACGGTGATGAAGTTT